CTATTCGCAGGCAATTCCGTCACCGTCACGGTCCAATGACGAACGATAGCCCGGCTGGCCCCGATACAATGGCGCGGCGCCGGCAGCTCGCGCTGCTGAACAGTTCTTGTAATACGCCCAACCGGTCGAGGAGTCGTCGGAGGAATAAGATGAGCCCGAATTGGTTGACGTCGAAGCCGCTGCTGCGGCGTCCTCCCGTTGCTTTACCGCGTTCTCGCGTGAGTCAAGCTCAGATGACCGACTATCCAAATCCGATTGCCTTTTATCGAGTTCAGCCTTCTTGCTGTCGTACTCATCCTTGTAGGGTTTGAGCTCATCTATCCGCTTCTGATTGTCAATCACAATTGACTGCAAGTCAGATATCTTACTGTTGAGGTTCCGGACTTCCTCTTTATGGGCGTCGATCATCTTCGTGTATTCGGGCTGCTCCACCGGATCACGAGAATCGTATCCGCCTTGCCAGCCCATGAAGAAGGCGATTAGCGCGACCAATACCAATGCCAGCACCATGAATACCGCGAAAAGCGGTGCCGGAATCCTGTTCACTGCACGACTCGCGGCTTCAATGGATTTCTCGACAAGATCATCCTTCTCCGGCTTCGACCCCTTAACCTCAGTCGCGGCAGTAGAAAACGCGGGCTTAGTGGTGCTGGGTTGAGTCTTGGCGGCATTCGCCTGCTGTTTCACCTGATGCTTCTCTATTTGGGAGATTCTTCTGCTCAGGTCATGGAAGAACACGCTAAGAACTCTGTCTCCATCCTCGCCTTCTTTGATGAGATAGACGATGACCTCATGATCTTTCACCCTTATCCGCAATTTGCTTCCAAAGGACGAGCGAGCTCCTATATCAGTACCTTGCTTAACCAAGACGAGAGGAGAATACGGCCCTGATTTAAGTAGGGAATCGATTGCCGTCTTAATCAGTTGTGGCGAGCATTCGTATGTTTTTGATTGACTAGACACCACGTCCCCTTGCCGAAACCCATTCTCTCCGTATGAGCGATACTATCATTATTTGGCTTGAACGGAGAACATCTGAATTGCGATTATCCAATATCTGGTGCATAATCAGAATCATGCAATCGAACAAATGTTCGGGTCAGTAGGAAAAAGAATGGGGCGCGTCTCCTCCGCCAAGATCGGACGCGCCCCAAAGCATTGCCCCTACCGGAAAGGATAGGAACATGAACTAGTGTATATCATTCTCCTTATCTTCAAGCCCAGTTCTCGCGGCAATGGACTCAGCTCGGGACACAAGGTCTGACACCTTGATTCCCAGAGCGTCGGCCAGTTTACGCATCTGCTCAAAGTCGGCTACCGACTGAAGCTTCAGAATTTTCCGAAGCGTCGAGAGAGGCACACCAGACTTTTCCGCCAGGGCGGGGTTTCTAATACCTGCTTCTGCCCCATAGGACTCTATGGCTTTTGCCAGAGCCATTGAGTACGGGGTGATTTCTCGTTTATTTGTACCCATGTGGGTTACATTACTCCATATTAGGACATAAAGCAACCCCAAATGGGTGACACGCCGTATTTGAAAGTGACCCAAATGGGTGATAATGTATTCCACATGAGCAGCAAACAAGCAACATCCAAAGAGCTTGGAGAGGCGATGAAGAGCCTCTTTAAGTGGCGCGGAGTTAATCAAGATGAAGTTTCACTTGAGACTGGCATACCGATTACTTCACTCAGTCGAAAACTGAACAGCGGTGTTTTTAGGTATGAAGAGATGTGCTCGATAGCTTCAATCCTGAAAGTCCAGCTTTCAACGATCATTACCTTGGCCGAATGGATACACGGCGGAGGAGATTTTGAAAGGTTCGCTGTTGAGCATCTTTCTCCTTCTTCTCTTAATAAGTCTCCTGTATTGGAGGTAACAGCATGAGTACAGAAAACATGGAAGCCCCTGAGATTTACAGCGGAAAGGTAGGAGTAGAGATCGTACCGGACATGCGCAAGCTCAGGAGCTTCGCCAAGGACTTCATCACCCTCGTGGACAGTTACTGGCCGGAGGAAACAGGTAGTCCCTTGGCCACGCAATCCAGGCAGACCGGCAACTGTGATTCGCCTACACCGGACATGTCCTCGACTTCGGCACCACAGTAATAGCAGCGATTGCCGTTCTGCTCCTTCACAGCACGAACGGCCATCTGTTTCAACCGGTCATCGAAGTCCTTATTGAACTTGACGAAAGCCATATTCACCTCCTCTCAATGAATCGAGACATTATGAACACTTCGAAAGAGCCGGAAAACCTGTATGAAGAGCCACCCGTACCGGAGATCAAGCCATGCCCCATCTGCGGCAAGACCCCATCGGTCTACTGCGCCGGATGCTCAATGCTCGGAAGCGGTGCCAGCACCGGGTTCTGGAATTGCCGGTGCATCGACTGCGATTATCCCAAGCGTCCTTCCGGATTGAGCGTCAATTACTGTAATAAGGCCGACGCTGCCGACCATTGGAATGAGTTGGCGGACCGGTCTGAGAAAACACTGGACGCACCTCTTCCCGAATGCCCCATCTGCAATAAGCGTCCGACGCTTGTAGAGATCGTCGGCAAAGGAATGGTCTACGACTGCGGATGCGATTGCGTGAGTATTTCAAGCCCCTCCCTCAACCCGATAGAAGTCAAGAAAGACTGGCTGAGAGAAGCCGCCCGCAGAGTGGACTACCTGAGAAGGCTTCGCTCCTGCACGGATGTGCTGTCAAGAAATTAACAAGTCTTGCCGCAGTGGGTCGTTTTTTATCCACCTATCGACTACAGGCAAATAAATACCATACTGCGATCTGCTGCGGCAACCATCGGCCGGAACCCTTCGGGGTATCTGGACACGCACCATCGTCACCACGCCATAGGACTCGTCATACATCTCTCACGGTTGGTCAACATTGCAACACGGTGACGGCAAGGACGTTCTCGGTTCGAATCCGAGCCCGGCCACGCGGAAAGGACATGTCATGAACAGGAAAACGTATGGGGCTCACTGCTCCGGCTGGCAGCATTCACCTGATGAACGCCGGCACCGGCATGAGAACACGAAGACAATCACTTGTCTGACGTTGGCGGCGACCGGGTTCCTGATTCTCTCACTGCAACCCTATGCGGGCCCGTGGAGCATTCTCGCAGGCTTCATGTGCTGTTCGCCCGTCATGCTCTCGTTCGCATTGTCGAAAGGAACACAAAAATGATCTGGTTCATACTCGCCGTAATACTCCTGCTCATCGGAGTCGGCATGATAGCCGTCGCACTCGCCAACGGTGGCGACGGAGCCGGTTTCGGCTTCATTCCCATCATCGTCGCCGCACTGTTGATGATTCCGGCATGCCTATACTCGCTGGACGTAGGCGAGGTGGCCGTCATCCGCAACATGGGCGGCTCCGTCGCCGGTCATGCGGAGAACGCGGGCTTCCATGCGAAGGCGCCGTGGCAGTCGGTCATCAAATACGATACGCGCAACAACCTCATCAACTTCTTCAAGGACACCGACTACAAGTACGACGGCGGCAGCGCGGAAGGCAAGGAGATCACGGTCAACGACCGTAGCGGTGCCAGCGCGAACATCGACATTCAGGTCAACTATTCGCTCGAACCGTCCGCCGCCGAAATGCTCTACTCGGAATACGGCAAGCAGACCACGTTCACGCAGAACTACATCGGCAACGACCTGCGCAGCGTGGCCCGTGAAACCTCCGGCAAGTTCGACACGATCACGATGCTCACCGACCGTGGCAAGTACACGAAGGCCGTGCAGGACGCGCTCACCTCGAAATGGAAGAGCATCGGCCTGACCGTCGAACAGGTGTCCGTGCAAGACATCCGCTACCCGAAGTCCATTACCGACAGCTACGCGCAAGCCCAAGCCGCCGAGGTCGCCAAGCAGAAGGCGAAGAACGAGCAGGAGACCGCGAAGGTCGAGGCCGAGACGAAGCGCATCAAGGCGCAGGGCGAGGCCGACGCGAACAAGGTGCTGAACGATTCCCTGACCGACAACGTGCTCCGGCAGCATTACATCGACGCTTTGAAGAACGCCGACCAGCTGATCGTCACACCCGAGGGCTCCAACACCCTCATCCAACCCAAATGATTCTTCCGGGCGGGGTTCTTTATTCCTTTACTTCCTCGTCCGGTGGCAGCCAAGCGCATGGTGCCGCACCTACGAAGCCTTCCAATGGTCATGGACTTCTCCAAGGTGCACCGGGTTCGACTCCCGGCTTGGCGCTCAGAAAAATTTAACCCCTTCGCGTCCTTGCGTCGGAAACCAATAAAAGGGTTTCGGACGTGTCAGCACCGGCGTAGAAGGACAACCAAATAATCAAGCCCAGTGGAGGGAAACAATCATGGGACTCACCCCATTCGACCGTATGAGACTACTCAACGAGGCGCGTGGACTATTGCCGCAGGACGAGCTTGAACGTCGGGCGCGCCTGATTCTCGACGCTCCCGTCATTCCTGCCAAGACATCGAAGGAACCCGACTCGCCTCGTCTCATCATCAGCGACTTCCTACGCTCGAAAGGATTCGAGCCGATGAAGAAAAGCGCCCTGCATTTCGGCTCCCGTCTTGCCGAGAACTACAAGATGAAGTTCGGCTCCTACCCGCCGAAGCACGGGAAGACCTACATCTACTACGAGATCGACCGGCCTCTCATGGAGGAAACGTGGGCTCAGATTCAGACGGAGGACGCCGACTGATGGCATCTGATTTCAACTCCATCGCCAAAGCCATCCGTTATCTCGGTGATTGCGTCCGTTATCTCGCTGACAAGTATGTGGCCGTGAACGATCGCGTGTATTCGGATTGGAACGAGGCCTCGAAGGTCGTCGGTGACGTTGGCCGTGACCATGTGGCCGATTATGCGGAGGCATCTCACAAGCAGGGCAAGTCGCGTACTTGGCGTCACAGTCACCTGATGGAACGTGAAGAACAATTGTCCATGCAGTCGAGGGGTTCTCATGTTGACCCCGAATGATGTCCGGCATAGAAAGTTCCGCACGTATCGTTCCCTGCTTTACGGAGAGGTCTACGACGCGGAGGACGTTGACGATTTTCTCGACTCGGTGGCCGACACCATCAAGGTTTTAGGCAAGGAAGTACTCAAAGCAAGAAAGGAGGGGCAATGACCGTCGAGCAGATGACCGATGACGATTACTTCGCGTTGGACGCGGTGGACCAGACCGCGTTGAAGAAGTATCTGGTCAGCCCGTTGGCGTATTCGGATTACCTGACCGGTGAGCATGGGTATTCTTCGGCGTTGGAGTTCGGCAAGGCGGCTCACAGCATGGTTTTGGGCAGTGGCCCGCAGGTTGTGGCTAAACCGAATCTGCGTACCAAGGAGGGCAAGGCTCTTCGTGACAGGCTGGTCGAACAGTATGGTGCGGATGACATCGTGTGGCTGTCCGCTGATGATGTGGAGAAGGTTCAGGCCATGCGGGACATGGTTGGAGATTTCTTCACGAAGCTGGATGGTCAGCCGGAGGTGGCGATGATCGCCGCCGACCCTGATACCGGATTGTTGATTAAGGGCAAGGCGGACTGGTTGCCGTCCACTCCCGACCTGGATGGTGTGCTGCGTATCCGTGATTACAAGACCACGGTGAAGTCGCCGGACGAGTTCGAGCGTTCCTGCTGGCAGTACGGGTATCACATTCAGGCCGCGTTCTACATGCGTCTCTACCGGTTGACGATGCCCGAATATAAGGGGCCGTTGGGTTTCGAGTTCGTCGTGCAGGAGAAGAACCCGCCGTTCGACTGGATGCGCTACGAGATTCAGGAGGATTCGCCCATCATCACCGAACTGGCGGAACCGAAGATAAACCACGCCTTGCAGGGCATCAGATGGTTCCGTGACAACACGGAGGACCCGTTGGAGGCCATGAGGGCCTACGGGTTGCCTAAATACCCGAAGAATGTCGTGTTCCCCGACTGGAAGCTGTTGGAGGAAGAGGAGGAGATTGAATCATGGCGGTAATTAAGAAGGACGCTCGGGGCGGTCGTGGCACGTATGCGACCCTGGCTCAGGTCGTGAACTATGTGGACGAGCAGGGGTTCGACCTGCAATGGCCGACCCAGTTGGTTGACGGACGCCTGTATGTGGATACGGCCGTCAGGAAGAAGGGCACGGACAAGTGGATTGCCAGTAATTGTCTTATCCCGGTCGAGGTGGGTGATTCGCGTGGCATGAGCGTCATGCAGGCCCTCGGTTCCGCATTGACGTATGCGCGACGCTACAGCACTTGCGGCGCGTTCGGACTGGCGACCACGGATGATGACGGTGAGACGAGCGGCTACAAAAAGCGTTCCGTCAAGGGTATGACCGACGAGCAGAAAACACAGATCGACCGGATTCTTGAAGACTCCAAGATTCCGGTGGGTCAGGAGAACGGTTTCATCGGCAACGTCCTGCAAACGCGGGTCGATTATGGCACGTTGACCGAATATCAGGCGCAACGGTTCATCGACGCTTATCGACAGCACAACGACAAGGTTAAGGAGGCTCCCAGTGAGCAGTGAGATTGGTTTGAACGACGTGAAACCGGGCATGTGGGTTGAGTTCGATGATGATTACGGGCATTATGCGGGCGAACTGCATGAGGTGAAGAAGCCAGAAAATCTGGTGGACGTTTTCGTCATGCTTCTGGGTAATAAGCCGCCACTGTACATCGAGACCGAGGATGCGGGCAATCTCGTGGTTTTCTTGGATTTTGGCGATGGGTACAGTACCGGTTCCGCCCGGAACGTGCATGTGTATGAGTCGAAGCCCGAGACGGAATCCGTCAAGCAGGCCGAAGATGATGGCGAGCAACCGTTCTGGAAGGGCAAAACCTGCGGGGAGATGGCACACCTGCACGTCAAGGTCACATACAAGAACGGGGACGTAGTGACCGGAGTGACGAACGAGATCGGTGATATCGATAACGCTTACTGCCTCAGCGCAGGTTTTTCCCCCGATGAAGAGTTCTTCCCGAACGAACGCATCATCGAGTCCATCGAACTGGTGGATGATGTCCCGTGCACGGATGACGCCCCGCGTGAGCGTATCACCGATATCACGAAGGTTCGTCCCGGAGACAAGGCGGTGATGAAGAACGGCAACAAGTACACGGTGGCGCAGGTGCGTTCTGAGTGTACGGACGGCATAACTCTGTGCCTGCGTGTCGAGGGGTTCTGTGTTGTGTGCGATTGGTGGGCGGAGGACTACGCCTTCCAGTATGCGTATCACGAACCGTACACGATGGATGACCTTCCGAAGGAGCCGGGCTTCTACAAGGCTCGCACCGAATCGGTGTGGAAGCATGACGGCAAACGTTGGATGCCGGTGCTCTCCCATGATGGCACCATCGCCCCCGCCTTCCCATGCCAGTCCCAATCCCGCAGCCAGTTCTTCAAGACCAGTGTCCGGGATGATCGTTTCCCGTTCACGAAGGTGGAGGCGAGCTTCGAGTGACTTTCACCCCGAGGCCGGTCTGCAAGTGCGCCAGATGCCTGTGGGCTCACGGGGACAAGATCACGCTCCCCCAATGCCCCACATGCGGTGCCGTTGATTGCGCCGGAGCCCAATCACACATGCTGGTCTGCAACAGGCGGGCCATGGAGAAACACAAGACGAACAATTACAGGAGGAATGCGTAATGGCCGGAGAACCAAGCATCGAGTTTACCGGATATGCGGGAGAGATCAAGGATTTTCAGGATTCCAGTATTCTCAACGTCAGCGTCCATCCGGGTTACACGGATAAGAACACGAACCAGTGGGTTGACAAGGAGCCTCAGTTCTATGGTGTGCGTCCCTTGTCGAATCAGGCGAAGGATGCTTTGAATCAGGTTCGCCAGTTGAAGTCCCAGCCGAACATGAGCGTGAAGGTTCTTGTGAACGGCAGCTTGTCCAAAAGAGTGTCGGAAAAGGATGGGAAACGGTATGAGAATTGGGATGTCGCGGCCCGCACCATTGCGGTGTTGAGCGCGAAACCCAAGGCCCAGCAGTCTGGTTTCCAACAGTCGCAGCAGCAGTATCAGCAAGGATTCCAGCAGCCGCAACAGGGATTCCAGCAACCGCAACAGCAGTATCAGCAGCCTACGGACCCGTGGAGCCAACCCCAGGACGAATACGGAAATGGGCAGATCTAACCCGTCCCAACACGTCAAGGATTTGGTGGACGCACGCGACCAATACCGGTGCGTCCGCTGCGGCAAACCATTCCATTGGAGCGGTTTCAGCCGGCATCATCGCAGACTCCGGTCACACAAGTGGCCGGGACTGCATGAGGCGTCGAACCTCATCTTGGCGTGTGGGAGTGGCGATACGGGATGTCATGGGTGGATTCACGCCCATCCGCGTGAGGCCATGAGCTTGGGGTACATCGTGAGCGGTTTCAACGATCACCCCGAACTGGTGCCGATTCTCACCGCCCAACATGGTTGGGTGCTTCTGGACGATAAGGGAGGTTGGACGCGATGCGAACCGCCGAAGCAGTAAGCCTGTTGTTCATCCTGTTCTGCCGTGACCCGCAGTTTCGGCGGGCGTTGTACAAGCTCGACCCTGTGTTGTTCCGCAGGTTCACTAATGGGGAGGTGTGGCTGTGAACGTTGATGACATGACCGATGAGGAGTTCATCGACTATTGCCGGAACGGCGGCGAACTGTCCGGCCTGATAACTGAACGTCATCCGAAATGCGATTGGTGCGGTGGCATGTGCCGGGTCGGCAAGGATGGCATGTGCCGGAACTGTCGTGTCAGGGAACGGCGTCGAACCGACCCCGAGTATGCGCAGCATCTGCGTGATCTGGCGAATCGGCGGAACGCTCGTAATCGTGAGAAACGTAATGAGTATGCACGCCGGTACCGGTCGGAGCATTTGGCTCAGGCTCGGGCTTCGGCTCGTAAGTATGCCGCCGCCCATCAGCGTGAGATGGCTGAATACCATCGCCGTTGGAGGTCGGAGCATCCCGAGAAATACGCCCAGTATGAGGCGAAGCGGAAACGTAAACGACAACTAGCCAAGGAGGCTGTCAATGAGTGAGAAACCATTCTGGGCAGGTAAGACCCTTATGGAGATTCAGAATCTCGATAAGCGAGTCAAGGTGACAATGGAGAACGGAGACGTATTCATAGGGAAGCTCGTGCGGCGTTCCAGAGACACGGACGGTATATGTAGCCTTTCGATGCAACTCGACGCGCATCGAACATATTTACACGTGTTCTCGGCTGAATCATCTGATACGCAGCCCATCATTCCCAGTTACGTCGATACCGTCGAATTGTTGGATGACCCCAACTACGAGCGTATCGAGGAGGCTGATGACCTCCAAGAGAAAGATATTGCCGTTATGCTCGACGGCAACCGCTACAAGGTCACAGATGTGGAAAAAGGCCGTAACCGATTCTGGGGTCGGGTATACGGCGCTGTCGGGCCGGAATGTATCGCCCTTGGCTTCAACGCCTTCACCTACGGACTCCGTCCGAAGCCCCGGCTTCCTGACAAGCCTGGACTGTGGTTGGACAAGGACGATAACACATGGGTGATGGGCGAGAATGCCTTTCCACTCACGTGTATTGATGCCGGTAATTGGAGTATCACGCGCCCGCAGTTCTCAACGGATAGCGTTCAGGTTCTAAATGCTGCACCGTTCCGATTGGCTAAGGCGGTGGAAGCATGAGCAATCGTATTGTGAAATTGCCCTCGGTCGAATCTTTCGGCCGTCTCACGCCCGACAAGTGGCTGGCCTTGAAGAATCTGGAAGAGAGCGCCGAACTGGTCGAAGCCTGCAAACAATACCTGAAAGCCAGCGACCCGACAGACCCGAGCGGCATTGGCCGGGAGTTCGATGATCATGCGAACTGCCTCGCCTGCTTCGGGGTGAACGTGGGCGGCGAGCTCGGCGATGACCGGGACAAGGCGAAAGCCGGATGGATAGGTTACGTGCGCGACCAGCGCCGCCAAGCCATGCTCGGCGAGCTCGCCGACGTGTTGCAGACGGTCGGCAACCTGATCACCGCGTTCGACATCACCGACGAGGAACTTGCTCAGTCTATGGATGATTGCCTTGTTCGCAATCAGGAACGAGGTCGACTGTGAGCATCATCAGCAGTGAGGCGAAGTGGGCTGTCCTCCAACGAGTTGTCCGTCTATCCCTCGAGGAAATACGTGGCACGACCAAGGGCAAGGAATACGAGGCCGGTTTTATCGCCGGAGCCACGCGCCGGCCCACGAACGAGGAAATCGTAGCCGGAGCGAAAGCGTTCTACGAGGCGTTGAAGCCCGACTCTTACCCCCAATGGGATTCTGACTGCGCGTTGAGGGCCGAATACTACGACGCCATGCGACTCGCAGTCAAGGCAATGCAAGGAAAGGCAACGGAAGAATGAATCTTTTAGATGAAACCAAGGGTGCGATCTCACAAAGCGAGCATTCGACCGATGACGTTCGATTCGTAGGCTCCCGCGACGAGAAGCTGGGAATTCCGTGGAGTCAGGCCGAAAAGGTGCTCGACATCGATTACGACGACGGATACGGCAGTCAGGAGATAGCCGCCGACCTGGTCGTGGCGTTCACTGATGGCGGTTTCCTGCGCCGCGAAGAATACGACGGCAGCGAATGGTGGGAGTACGAGCCACCGTTCAGAGGCCCGGAGACGCAGAAGCCGTTCAAACTCGTGAAGGCGCTCAGCTATTACACACAGTTGCTTGTGGACATCAATTACCCGATGGAGGCAACGGAGGAATGAGCGACATGAGGAGCTTCATCAAGGTTGAGCACAGTCGTTTTACTTTGATTTTGCGCAAGGGGATGCTCCCGTTCCACTGGATTGCGGAGTCTCATGTCTTCCCGGACAAGGGTTATGTCACATCGGTGCGAGAGCGCGCCAACTACGGCGCAGTATGGGCGTTGAGCAGTAGTGGCGCTCTCGATCAGGTCATGCTCTCGATCTGGGAGGACATCGAATGGTTGGACGAAAGGATGGACTGATGCGTGTGCATCGTCCGAGACTACAAAACCAAACCGAAGGAGACAACCAATGAGTGATTACAAGCAGCGGATGATCCGCGAACATCGAGAATTGCAGGAGCGTATCAGCAAGCTGGCGCACATGCTTGAGGGCTACGCGGAGGGCACGTTGGACTTCACGCCCGCGTGCTCCTTCCAGCTCCTTGAAAGCCAATTGTACGCGATGGGGACATACGCGAACATCTTACAGGAGCGTGCGCGTATCGAACAGGTGGATTTGAACGCGCCTCTTGAGGGAGGTGAGTCTGGTGAGGTTCCACAGGATTAGCCCGTGTCCCAAGTGCGGGGGCAAGGTCAAGGTGAAATGGGAGGCGTATCAGCTTCTGTCCGCGCTGATTTTCAAATGTGGGGAATGCAAGTACACGTGTCTTATCGGAATGCGGGAAAGACCCAAAATGCCGTGGACGCTCACGAAGGAGTGGATACTCGCCGCTTCCATCCGTCGTTGGAATGCGATGTGCAACGGCGACCGGAAATACAAGCTGATTCGCGAGAGTCTGGGAGGCAGACGATGAGAGACAAGGCGATGCCGTTGGGCAAGAAGTTCAAGGTCCGGTTGACCATCACACCGGAGGAAACCGGAACGCCCGTGGACATGCTGGGATTCACATTCACCAGCGGCCGGAACGGGCGTATGGAACTGGACACAGAGTACAACAACATTCCCAAACTGGCTGATGACGGGCTCGACTCACTGTCGATTCTCGTGATCCTCAAAACACTGGAGATGTGGGCCCAGAAGGGATATGAGCTGTTCCAGCCCATCGCTCAACGATTTCACGGAGACGGACGATGAAGGCGACGAGGGGGACGGACGTGGAGATCGAACGACGGTGCGGCATGGTCACAGGTGCCTCCTGCGGGAATGTGACCCTGAGCTGGATTCCCGGAGACGGCCGAAACGGCACCCGCTCATGGGTGCTGGCCACTCATGCTGGCGACAGCATCCGCCGCATCCGGTTGAGCAGGAACGAGCTCGGCGACCTGGAGGCCATCCTCCAATCAATCGCGAACGAGGAGAAGGAACTGCGAGGTGGACGATGAGCACTCTGGATATTTTGGGTAACACGAGCGAGCAGGCGGATTCAGTGCGCCTGATGCTCAAGATTCGAGGGATGAAAGATGGGCATTTCATCGACGACACCCCACTCATCATCCTCAAGGCGGACAACCATCAGGACTCCGACAAATGGGATGTGTACATCAGCAAGTCGGTGTATCCGACCGCCGAATCGTATGGCACGCTCGCCGGCGTGCTGCGAATGCTCGCCAATGACGTGGAAATCATGGCACACGAGAAGGAAATGGGAGGCAGACGATGAACGGTGACGTGACTGCCATGGACATCAATTGCGCACTCGCCTCCCGTTACCGGCGTGACGGTGACGGGTATTGGTCGGAGATTTCGGTCACTGAGCCGAATGACACGGTGCTGCGTCTGGACGGCGTGGCGTTGGAGGTCAACTGGCGCGGGGACACATGGATCAGCGGATTCGAGGTCAAGGTGAGTCGCGGCGATTTCCTCCGCGACGCGAAATACCTGCGCTACAAGGATTACGTGGACGATCTCACCCTCGTCTGCCCCGCCCGCATGATCGACCGCAGCGAGGTGCCCGAGCCGGTTGGCCTCATGTACTACGACCCGTCCAAACGCACGTTGAGATACCGGCGCAAACCCGACCCAAGTCATGGTGACACCCGGCAGGTCGAACACCGGCTGCTGAAAAAGCTCGCCGCCAGCGAACGGCCGGACCGGTACGGGCATTACGAGACCGCCGCCGAGTATGTCGCACAGCGAGAGGCGATGAAAGGCATAGGCCGTGCGCTCGGGACGAAGATGGCGTTGCGGCTCCAACAGCTCGAACAGTTGCAGGAACCCACCGAGGTACGACGTATACAGGCACAGTCCAAGGCGTTCGAACGGGTGTGCGACATCCTCAGCCGCCACGGCTACCAGATCAGCCGGTGGACCCGCACCGAGGATCTTGAGACCAGACTGAAGGAACTGGACGAGGCGCTTTCGAGCGTGGTGCCCACCGGCAAGGTGGACCGCGAGACCCTGTACGCCATCAGCTGCCTGCAACAGTTGAGAACGACTCTGGGACTCCAAGACCGAAAGGAGCACGGACGATGAGCTATAAGGCGAGGACATTCACCCGTGAGGAGTTTCGAAAGGTCATCGCAGCCGCCATCTACGACTACGAACACGCTCCCGCGAAATGCCTCTACACGACCAAGGATGCGGCAGACCAACTCTACGGCGAGTACGGCGAGGAAATCGAGGTGGAGGGATGAACGGAGTACAGCTTACCAACCATCTGACCGCGCAATTCATGGCATCAACCCTAAGCCGGTACGAGGCCAGAATCACCGAGGACGGCGACTTCCGAGTCTACATATACGCCATGAGCCTCAAACGTCTCAAGCGCAAATGCGAGAAGTATGCGAAGCGTGAACGCAAGGCCATCGCATATGTCGCCACGCTCAAGGAGGAATCATGAGCGTAAGTAGTCTCAAAACGCGAAGAAGGAATTGAATTGAGCGGCTGGCGTGACAAGGCCGCGTGCCGTGACATGGACCCTGACCTGTTCTTCCCAACCACGTCCAGCGAGGAACGATTGGCGCTCAAGGCCTGCGCCCAATGTCCGGCGATATGCGAATGCGCACGGTACGCGGCGCAACACGACAGAATCAGCGGCTACCCATTGCAAGGCGTATGGGGTGGCGTGAACAGGAGCAGAAGAAGGAATCGAAATGAGTGACAAGGATATGGTCACGGTTTACGAACGACGTGACGGCAGCAAACCCGGATTATGGTCCGTGTACTGGTATTTGGGGTGGGACGTGTTTTTCTCGTTCTCCCTCGCGGTGGGCATCACGTCAAAGAATACGATGATGGCCATTGTTCAAGCGTTTTGTCTGCTGGTTTTTCTTGGACTCACCGTCTGGCAGTTGAACCATCTGACTTGGAGCATCACCGACTATCGGGTGCGTATCAGCTCTAATTTGGAGAAGGGGGCTCATGTTGAGCAAAGCGAAAAGTAAAGCATGGCAACTGCTCATTGAAGACTCGAACCGTCCGGCAGAGGAGATTCGCTTGGCTACCGGACTTCGGGTCGATGTGATCGAGCAGATGCGCGGGGACGTGCAAAAACGACTACGAGACAACCCGGAGTTCTGATTATGAGACCGAGTTATCTGCCCGTCCAGTATGAGCATTGCCCGTACTGCGGAGGAATCTTGAACGTATTCGGGGACTGCGTGGACTGCCAGTTTCACGATGACCCGACTGAATGGTGGATGGACGAATGAGCCGACAGAAAGCCAAAGGCACACTGCTTGAATCCAAGGTGGTCAACTATTTGCGCGCCCGGTTGGGTGACAGCGAGCAGACGATACACCGTGAAGTGTTGCATGGGACGAAAGACCAGGGCGATATCACCGGTCTGCGTATCCACGGCCAGCCGGTCGTATTGGAGTGTAAAAACTACAGCACCTATACGGGGAGACTCAAGGAGTGGATGCAGGAGGGCCGTACCGAGGCGGGTAACGCTGACGCACCTTACTGGTTCGTCGTGTTCAAACAGAAGGGTCTCGGCTTGAACACGTTGTCAAGCATGGACAACCAGCCCGTGCTCACCGACTTAAAGACCCTCGCATTGATAGCAGGACATGGAATCATCGAAGGAGACGAAGAATGAGCTACGACCTGTATGTGGTACGCCGGGATATTCCCGAGAACTTCTGGGATTACGGGTACGACCCTGACTATGACTATGGCTGCTACTTCAACTACACGTACAATCTCGGCCCGTTCTTCGCCGCCTATCATGTTCGCCCGTCAACCGACTTGGACGGCAAGACCGGTATAGAGCCGGAAGCGCGAAATAGGCAAGGGAGCATAAAACCAAACGCACTCCCCCATTGCCCATCCAAGAGGGCGGCATGGTTTTCGCCGGCCACCCCATCGACATCGATGACCCGTATCTGCGCGAATTCATCGAAAAGGCAAGGAGAACATGATGGAAGATAGGAAACTCGTTGATTTCGCCCATTGGCTGAACGATCATCCGGGCGAATGGAATCTTTGGCCGTATCTCATTCCGATACAGGCCGACCGCAGGGATACGGCCGCATCGATGAGGCTTGTCATGGACCGCATCAAAAATCATCGGTATGACGAGTTCCGCGTGGACACCGCCCTGCTCGAATACGAACTGTTCAACGGTTTCATGGGCTTCGACAACGGTGGCGTGCATGAGAATGGTCTCGCGTTGAAGATGAGGCTCAAAGCATGACCGCGCGTGGAGATGACCGCAAACTCATGCATTGGATAGCCTCGCACGGCTACACGGTGGTACGCGCCGGCAGCGGCCACTGGAAGATATTCGATGACGGCGTGCTGCTCACGGCGACGAGCGGCACGCCCTCGGACTGGCGAAGCCGCCACAACTTCATACAGGATCTAAGGAGACAATCATGTTCAATCCATTAACAAGGATACGGCACCGTTGCCCCTTCTGCGGAACTACCCCGTTCATATTCGAATGGGAAGGCCGCTACATGTATTACTGTGCTGTCCACTTGAACGGCCCCTATGCCGACACGAGGGAGGAAGCGTGGGATAAGTGGTGCGGAACGGTTGAGAACATTTGGGAAAGGGACAGGAAATGACCTGGATCATACGAAATTCTGGAAGGCAGTAGCCGAGAACCGCAGTGAGAACGCGGTCGCTGCCCTCGAAACCATGATTGAGGAGACGGAATGAGTCTGGTGAGTTTAGATTTCAGGAAAGTGGTATAACGATGGCCCGCAAAGGATACATCCAGCTTGTCAACGGCTTCTACATGAATCGCAAGGTGCGAAAACTCAGGCACACATGCCCGAGCGCGATAGGCGCGTTCACGATGATGCTTACCTTCTGCGGAGATAATCTTTCAGACGGTCATATCAGTGAAGATGATGCGCTTTACGTGCTGGATATCACCGATTCAGAACTTGAAGCACTATGCAATGTCGGCATGATCGAACCGGACGGGAACAACGGGTACTACATTCACGATTATCTTATACACAATCGCAGTCGCGAACAGGTACAAAAGAAGCGCGAAAGCAATGCTGAAAATTACCGTAAAAATAAGAACGAGGTGAAAACCTCCGATTCAGATGCGATTCAGCCGTCTGAAAGTCATCTGAATCGGGACAAACACCAGAACACCAGAACACCAGAACACCAGAATGAATTATCTAAAGATAATTCAACTCCCCCTACCCCCTCAAAGCCTGACTTCGATGGACTGCTCGACAGTCTTGAGCGTATTTACCCGACGAACAGGTTCGACGGGAAGACCTCTCAGGCTCGAATGCAGTTGGAAATCGAATGGCCCAAGATCGTGAAAGCCGCCGGCGAGGCTGACCCGTGCGAGTTTCTTGAAGCCAAAACCCGAGCGTATGTCGGGGCCACCGAGGAACGGTTCGTGAAGACGTTCAGCCGGTTCATCGGCGGGGAACTGTACGCACGCAACTGGGAGAAACCCAAACCGGAGACCCCAAGGGCCCGGCAAGTCCAGCCGGTCAAGTCCCGCAGCCAGCAGAATCTCGAAGCGAACATGGCGAAGACATGGCAGTACATGACCGAGGAGGAGCGTGCCCGATACTCGCAGGGAGGTCTCAATGCTCAGCAAGGGTGAGGCGGCGGCGTTGTTGTCGCTGATTAACGCGCATCACGGCAACGCTCAGTGGGATGATGTTCAGCTTGACGCGTTTCATTCGGAACTGCGTTCGGATATCACGGCGGTAGAGGCGCGTGAGGCCGTTCGACGCTTCTACGCGGTCAACAGCACGGGTCGCTGGTGCGGTTCCGGCGACATCAACGGCATCGTCCGCAAACTGCGCAACGGTGCGAAACCGTCCGAAGCGCAGATAGGCCGGGAGTGCGAACGTCTGGGACTAGTGGAAGATCAGGCGTGGTTGTATCGCCGGCAGCGCATGATGGGCCGTTCCCCGGACGAGTCTCGACAGGTGGCGTTGGCCGCGCGTGACCCGCTGCGCTTGCCGCCCGCGAAACCCAAGCGCAGGCGTGAGGGTGGTGGTTTCAATCCGGGTTTGGGCGTGGCGTTGGACGAGGTTCTGGCGACACGCCGTCCGGCTGAATCATGACCGGTTTGATGGCATAATTGGGAGTTGCTGACACGTCCGAGACCTTCAAAAAAACCGAAGGTCAAGGTCACTATTGTCTTTTTCCACTGAAACTACGAGGCTCTGCCGCTACCACGGTTGCTGGCGGGATATCGTCACCGACGCGCCGTCACCGCTTATCGGACATGGCGTTGAACCGAATCTGAATCTCCTGTGCGACAAGCACGCCAGCCAGTTGACCGGCGACCTGCGATGGTTGGACCGCAGTCTGCCCGACCTGTGCGAGTATCGCATCAACCGCGCCTACGGGCACAAGAACGGTGGCGGCGGTCAATCCGGCACCGCTCCCGCACCGTTGCGCGAAGCCCTGCATGATCTGCTGTACGCGGACGATGACCACGGTTATCCGGGGTTGCAAGGCACGTTGTACGAGTGGATGCGCAGTCTGAAAATCAATCTGCCCGAGTCCACGCCACTGTCGGACATGGTTCACCGTATCGCCAATCATCCGAAACTCATGGAGCATTCCAGCACCCCCGTGTACGCGGAACTGGTTCACAGTCTGACACGCAAGCTGCGTCGTTTTCTCACGGACGATGACGGGGAAACCGTATTGTACGGGCCATGCCCCGCCGACAAGTGCTTGGGCCAGCTCTCCTGCTACGCGGACGCGGAGACGGCGAAATGCCCGAAATGCGGTTTCAGTATGCCGGTAGCCCTCATCAGGGCGGAACGGGTGAAACGTCTCCTCCAATCGGAGGCGGTGAGAACCCGCGGCGAACTGTTGGACATCATCAAGGCGTGCGGAATGCGCGTGAACCGCAGCACTTTGCGTAGTTGGATACATCGAGGCCAGTTGCCCCAGCAGGGCGAGGATGCGTACAGCAATCCGCTTTACCGGTTCAGTGACTTCTACCGTCTCGCGTCCGGCCTGTCGGAGGACGCGGACGTGTGGGAGATCATGCAGGCTTCGCAAAACCAATCCAAGGAAGGAGACGACAAGTGAGCAACCAGATTCAACCATTCGACTTCAACGGCATTCAGGTGCGTGTCCTAACCGACGAACACGGCAACCCGTGGTTCCTTGGAGCGGACGTATGCGCCATTCTCGGTACGGCCACCAACCATATTCGGGAATACCTCGATGCCGATGAAATCACCAATATCCGTAGTACGGACATTGCTCAGAACGGCGGCAAAGCACCCGTTTTCGTGTCCGAGTCCGGCTTGTACTCCCTCGTGTTACGCAGCCGCAAGCCCGAGGCTCGCGAGTTCAAACGCTGGGTGACGCATGAGGTGCTGCCATCGATTCGCAAACATGGCGCGTACATGACCGAATCGACTTTGGAAAAGGCAGTCACCGAACCCGACTTCCTTATCCGACTTGCCACACAAATCAAACAGGAGCGGGCGGAAAAGGAGAAGGCCCAAGCACAGGTCGAACGGATGCGTCCCAAGGCATTGTTCGCTGACGCTGTGGAAACCTCGAAGACCAGCATCCTTGTGGGCGACTTGGCGAAAGTCCTGAAAGGCAATGGCGTGGATATTGGCGGCACGCGCTTGTTCGCGTGGCTGAGGGACAACGGATGGCTGATGAAAACCGGCAGCTCTCGCAACATGCCCACGCAGAAATCTATGGAATTGGGCTTGTTCGAGATCAAGGAAACCACCGTGGTTCACTCGGACGGTCACACGACCATCAACAAGACGCCGAAAGTCACGGGCAAAGGTCAGACGTTCTTCGTCAACAAGTTCCTCGGACACAGGGAGATTACTCAATGAGCATCAATCTTGGCACCACGGAAGTGGTATTGGGCTTGTATTCCAAGGCGCTTCAACTAGCCACGTTCACCGTGGAAGTCCCGGTGGCGGGCGAACTGGAACCGGACAGCGTGCTTATAGGCGAAGACATGCAACCACGAGCGCACGTGACAGTGACGCCGCCGCCCAACGGTTCCGTCGAAAAGGCCGTTGGAGCCGGTATCGAAGCGTTTCAGAAGGCGTTCAACGAGTCGATGGAATCGAGGAACGTATGAACTGGCTGAAGCGACTGCTGCACTTGGAGGAGCCGGAACCGGTCGAAAAGCCGGAACCTAAGCCACCGGTGTTGGAGCCATGCCCTATCTGCGGACGCACACCCAAGCCGAAGTATGTATACGGCGCCATCCTTATCCGCTACTACTGTCAGGAAGACTCCGTGTGGCTGCTCTCGGAGTGGTGCGATCATTCCGCGAGTATCTTCTCGTTTGCCCCGTTTGAGGACAAGGACGTTCCGAAGTGGAATATCGGTTGCAGACTGTTAAGGACAATTGTTGCCGTGCCAGTTCCCGAATGCCCTGTCTGCGGGGAGAAACCCGCCGTGCAACCGGATACCGAGTCGGATATTCCCCAGCTTGTCTGCTCATGCAACGAACTGTTGGGCAACGATGGGATAACCAACGTCTATCAGCGCAAACACGAGTGGATACGTCGTTGCGTGGCGTTGAAACGCAAGCAGGACAACGTGAGTGAAATGGAACAACTGATCGGAGAAACACAATGAACGGACATTATTCGGTTATCACGAATTTCGGCTGTCATTGGACATGCCCCTACTGCATCGTAAGGAAAACCGGATTGAACGTGCCGGTGACAGACATGCAGGCCACGCTGCGGACCATCAGCCGTGAAAGCGAACGCCACCCCATGAGGTTCCTGAGCTTCAGCGGCGGCGGAGACCCCCTGTTCCCCATGCGCGAGCCGGAAGCGTCGAAACGTGTCGCCTTCTACCGGGAGGCGATACGCAGGGCCGGAGACTGTCTTACGGAAACCGAGATGCACACCAGCTACTTCCAATGCAGACGCAACGTGGCTCAAGTCATGCAGCAGGTCAGGTTCAGCCGCGTGGTGTATCACATGCGTCCCACGAGCTTGTCCGATGACGTGGCGTTGGCATTGCCCCGCAAATGGTTCGACGGTCAGAAGGTGCGTGTCGTGTACGTGGTCACTCCCGATTTCACGCCGGAGCGTATCGACCGGATAGCCGATCTCGTGGCCGGCAACAACGTGGTCAATGAACTGTCGTTCAGGCAGAAGGTCAACCCTGACAACACCATCGACCACACGTGCGAGAAGTATCTGAAGGCTGGCCATCAAAAACGCTGGTGGTACATCCAACAGGATGATTACAACATGTACGTCGTGAACGACCGGCTTTACACACGATTCAGCGATATCGGCAAGGAGGACCACAGGTGAGCAAGAAGATTCGCGTCGGCTGGGATGACCTGAAGCCCGGCGATTTGATTCACGTCAAAGGCAGCACGAACACATACAGGTTCAAGTCCCGCACTGATTGGCATTCTATGATTAAGGTCGAGGGAGACGGAGTTGGTGTTTCCGCCACATGGAAGCTGGGAGTCGAAAAGGAACCGGTTTCAGTGTTTCTCGTTGTCTATGAGGAGGATTTCGATTACGCGACACGTCCCGCTCCAAAGAAACCGCATATTGAAGAACCGGTTTCGCCAGGCGAATACTGGGCGCGTACCCAGACTGGCGAGGGAGAGACGTGGACGCAAATCATCAAAGCCTATGTCAACGACTACGTTCTGCCGTCCAGCGACGATAATTGCGTATATCAGGTCAGTAGGCATTCGGGCTTACGCGGGTTCCTGTGGATGAAATGGTGGGAATTGTTGGAGGCCAATAAGCAGACTCCGATTCTGGAACTGTTGTCTGCCGAGGAATACTACACGAGAAAAGCCAAGGGCCAGTCATGAGAAAGCTCATTATCTCATGAGAATGCTCATTATCATCGTGGAGGATGCATGAGCCAGCAGATTCATCCCAGTCAGCTCAGAATCGTGAACAACAGGTTGGCGGAACTAGGCAAGATAGTGGTCTACCAGCCTGACATGTTCCGCAGCCGTCCCGAGCTTCAACAGGATATGATCGCCTGCTGCAAGGCGTTTGCCAGCTACATGACCGTGCACATGCTGACCGCCTCGATACATTTGGCCACGATGACGCCCGCATTGGCGGAACAGCTGAACCATGCACGCAAAAAAGCAAAAGGTTTGGAGGAATACCAATGAGACACATATTCATCATCGACGGCGGCAATGCCGCCGAAGAGTTTCCCTTCGGGTCGATGTTGTACGGTTTTTCGTCCACGAATGGCGACCATGTGAACATTCGAGTGTGCAGACGCTGCAAGATGAACCCATGCCGCTGCACGATGGCCGGTGAGAAGCTGCTGCGCACGGTCAAACGTAAGCCAGTCCCCTATTGTTCGGAAACCATGCTGGAAAACCTAAGGAAACAAGATACCCACCAGCTTCACTGACGCATGGAATGGCGGCGCTATCCGCGCCTCGGTCAAGGCCGTGGCGGTTGGTTTGGCCTATGAGAATGCCGTCCTAGTGTGCTTCCACGAGAGGCAGCGGCGTCTTATAACACGCCTATCATAGCTTGAAACCCGTGAAAATCTATTTTTTATTGATCTTCACGGGTTTCAGTGAATGAAAAGCATGTTTTCGTATAATCGGGCCCACGTTTTCCACTTATCCGTCAAAGACCGGCACGTGAATCGTATTCGTATTCGTCATCTTCCATACCAATGAATATCGGCTCCACACCGAACATGGCCTTGAACAGTTCACGTGCGAACACATCCACTTCCTCTTTCGTAGGCTTGTGATCGTATTCCGGCCACGTGTTGAACCCATTCCAATTGCGGTTTATCGGCCATGCGCCTTGACGGGTTTCCAAACGCCATTTTCCGCTGGGCATGTGGACGATGGTGGTTTTGATGGACATGATAGTTCCTCCTGAAAGTATATTCGGGCATGACGAAACATCATGCCTCTTGTACTTGGTTCGCTAATTCCCAGAAGGCCACAAGAGAGTCCCGTGGCCTCCAGTGTATCAGTGTTTTTCGTATTCCTTGCATAGGTTGGCGGCGAACTTGGCGAGATTATCCGGGTCAAGCATATAGCTTTCCCCGCTCTCCCCCGCCTCGTCATAGTATTTCCACACCTCATGCAAGGCGGCTCTCATACGTTCAGCGTCCATTGATTACCTCCTGATTCCAGTCCAACATGTCAGCGGCCAACCATTGCCCGCCGCCTGAAGCATTGGCGTACAGCCAAGCCCCGTAAGAGATTCGAGCCGCCTTATCGCGTTTAAGCCATGCCTTCAGCCATATGAGACGCAGCTCCCAGCGTGGTATACGCCGCCACAACTCGGTGTTGGTGGCGGGGTCGAAACGCTCATAACGGTAGATTGCGGTAATCAATTCGCCCACTTTCTCTTGACATGAGAGCCGTCCTCGTAATCGGCGCTGACCATATCGTTGTCCAGTTCGTCAATGTCCAACAGGTCTCCAACGCCGTTTTCGTCAACCCAGTCGCTCAACTGGTTGAACGTCAAGCCTTTCGGCGCGGTGACGTGACGCTTCTCGATCTGCGTCACGCGCTGGTAAATCGTGTAGACTTCGGTTTCTTCATCCATGATGGAAACTCCCTTGTTATTGTCCGGTAAAACGATTAACGGGACAATAGACAGCTCTAAAGTCCCGTCTAAATGCTGATTTATGTGAAAACCGCACCATAGAAAGCTCTATGATGCGGTTCTAAATGATGGTTTCTATAAGAATGGCCTCATAGAACAAGTCAATGAGGCCATGAAAACGATAACGGCTATACGCTCCGCCTGTATGGTGGAATGTCCAACGTGGCTTCCAATCAGTCGTTAACATGTTCCGCGTCCCTCAACGAGAGTCGTCCGAACCATTGCAGCAGTTCGCTCCTGTTGAAGTAGAAGCGTTGCGAACAGCGCACGAGTGACGGCTTCAACAGCCCCTCGGCCTTCCAGTCGAGCAGCGGCACGTCACCGGCCTCATCCCAATCAGTGTTGCCGGTTATCTTCGCCACGATACCCGACACCAGATCGCCGTCAACCTCGGTGATAACCACCGGACGCGGCTTCCCGATACTGGGATGGTCGGGAAACTCGACCCACATCAGCCACACGTCATACAGGCGCGGTTCACTTGGCGTACTGGTCATAGACATCATCCTCCGAATCATCCCAATCGGCGGGCAGTATCACATGGCCCTTCTCCGAACGCTCGAACATGTATGCATTGTGAACAGGCGGCACCGGGTAACCGTCCGGCGTGTGCCGCGTCGGCCTGAACGGCAACCCGTTGTCCACCAGAGACTGGCGTAGGAACATGTTGACTGCGGTGCTCAGGCTCATGCCCATGGAATCGTAGAGCGCGGCGGCACGCGCCTTGACATCATCATCGATATTGGCGACCAGCTTACCCATAACAACCTCCTTAACGGTTAATAGATGGTATCAATTATATACCATATTTGGTTAAAAACGGAATGCCGTCCGGTGGAAGTGAGGAAAACACCGGGCGGCAGGAATCAATAGGCGGTAATGACGTCCACACGGCCATTGTCGGAATACTCCACCTTGCGAAATGAGTCAAGATAGGACTGCTCCGCAATATCGCCGCCTTCCATCGCCTCGCAATAGGCCCAACAAGGCACCCAATGCCAGAAACGCCAACCGAAGTGATGGAACGTGCACGGGTTGATCTCATGCCAGCAGACCAGCCATTCCACTGCGTAGGTCAGCCACTCCCAGTAGGCGCGGGGCTTGCTGATTCGAGTGTAACGGTAATGGTCATGCTTGTCTTGCATATAGTAAGTGGTCATTTGAAAAGCTCCTTAGAACAGCGGCAAAGCAAACCGCTTGTCGGGTAAATCGGTGGCGTTCAATGCCGCCAGAATCAGGTAAGACGTGTGGAGTGGAATGTTGGCGCGTACCGCCGCGATATTATCCGGCGTATACGCATAGCCAGAGGACTCCAGAACCTCACGAATCTTGCTAGTGGGTATCTTGACTTCCATCATTCCCACCCCAGCATGTCGTCGATGCACCAGCCGATAGCGCACTCATACCGGTCATACGTGGTGGAATACTTCTGTGAGAACGCCTCACGCGCCCTCTTGTCGAGCATGTCCAACGACAAACCGGTTTCGGCTATCTGCTGTTCCGCAGTATCGAAGTCCGGCGCGGTGTATGGCTTGTCCAGCTTCAGCATGGCACGACGGCGTAAATCATCGATAAAACCATGCTGGCAGTCGAAGATATCCGCCACGCTATCCGCGTTATCGGCGGCCATCTCGTAAGCCGCCTGCAACAACAGGCGTACGGCTTTCTCCCGAATCTTGCTCATGTCACGCCGCCTTAACCCACTTGTCGCGGACGGTAGCCACGTAATCGGCCACCGCCTTTTCCAACTGCCTGTCACTGCCACGCTCATAACGGGCACGGTAGGCGACAACGCACCTGCCATTGGCCGAAGCAACGTAGGCCACCTTGCGGCCCTTGCTGGTACGGAAGTGACGGATAGGGCCCAAACCTTGCAATTCGGGGCATTCCTTAGCCATCATCAGGTCAGGCATCGTACAATAGGAGACGGCGAAACTGTTCACCTTCGGCGGCACTTCGGGAATCTCCTGTGTATCCGGCGCGGGTTCATCATCCATGAACTCGTCTTCCAATATCGCGTCCTCGGGCATAGGCACCGGCCACTGAACATTGCTCGTGAAGCGTTCCTCCTCACACTTCCAGTTTGCATCGATCGATGGGTGCGCGACAATGCCGCCAACCGTTTTAGCGTCCATTCCGGTAGGTACCGGCACCGGCACTGTCTTCATACGCTCGGAATCGGGTATGAGCATCCAACCATGCTCAAGGTCAACGGAGCTTGACCTCATGCCATTCAAAAAGTCCTCATACTGGACTCCCTTGGCCTGAACATTCCACGCCGTGCCCTGCGAAGTCTGGGAAAGTGACCAGACTCGTCTAACCCGAGCGTTCACATACCGAACATCATATTTCGAGCCATCCTTGCGCAACCGCACCCACATGCCGCTCACGGCATTCACGTTACGCGACGGGTCATTGGTCAGCTTCTTCATTTTGGTTTACCTCACTTGTAAAGATTCGATTTTGATTGATTTTCTGGAATGAGTAGGCGGCTAGAAGACTCTCAGCATTCACCCTCTTCGGTGGCTTCGGTGTAGAAAACGTCGTCCATTTGGTCATTGTTGAAACGCTCATTGATGTAATCGGAAATTGCCTTACCGGTATCGTCTTCGTTAATTAGCTGACTAATGCGGGTATGGCTCACACCGTTACCGTCCAAAATGTAAGCGTCTTGCGCCCAACCATCTTCATGCTCGAAAGCCTTGTTATATTCGGTTTCCGTCACATATCCCCAGTCGCCAAGGCGATAGATGCCCTCATAGGGTTGGAAACCGTCATAGCGCGTCAATGGCGATAGTTTTTCGTCAACACGTTCCACCATGTCGGCAACATCTTTAACGGTAATGGACATTTTGAATCTCCCTTAAACAAGAGGGGCACGGCCACAACGCCATGCCCCACAACGATTTATTAACGATGGACTCGCACCATGTAGCCCCTACCCCACGGGACTAGCTCCACGGGATAACCTTTGGCCTCATAATGCGATTGAGTGGCAACAGCCACGGGAAACGACTTGCAACGGTAATGGTCAATCATGGTCGATCACTCACCCATATACGCAACTGGGTTAAGTTGCATGTCGATACGCCGCCATGCCCTGACCAATTCGGCGGTAGGCGCGTACCGTTCGACAGCCGACCGGCTACCGTCGTACCGTGCGGCCATATCATTATCAAAACCGATAACAGTATCGGCCATGATATGACGCGCCTCTCTTGCCGTAATGGCCTCACGATGCCAATTGCCATCAAACACGTCGTCGGCAACCCAAGCGTCACGCTCAGCCCTCGACTCGAACACGTAGAGCTCACCCGGCCATGACCCGTCATCCCATGTCGCGCCGATACCATAAGCCCAGCGGAAAGCGTAGAAGTAGCGTGCCATCATGCCACCGCCTTAAACTCATGCGATTGGATGAAATCGTTGCGGCTGCAGACGTTCTCAGGCGGGAAAAAATTACTCGGCCAGAACGTGAATGCACCGTCCTTGAAGTAGCCTCCTTCAATCCACTCGAAACGCTTACGCCGGACACGCCGAACGGTAAGCCAGACGGTATCGTATTTATCGAACGTCACCGTCTTGTCAGTGGCTTTGACGATAACGTAGATGTCGCCGGCCAACGATTGGGCCGACCAGCCAACGTGGAAGTCGCTTGGATTCAGTATTTCTTCAGGCATGGCACACCTCCATTAGTGTGATATAGGATCTATAGGTTTGATTGATTGAAATTGCCCGAATGGGCGGGAAGCGCGGATTAATGCGCCGCGCTATCGCAGTCAAACTGTCTTAACGAAAGATTCGGGCATGTCACGCCGGAACGTGTACCCGTCGAACATATCGCCGTGCATCTCCTCAACGGCGAACCCATTGCCGCGCATGAAGTCCAGGAACTCACTCATGCCCATGCCGCCAAAGCACAGCTCATACCCGTAATCAAGTTTGTTGACCACGCGCGTGACCTGACCACTATAACCGGTGTTCACGTTCAGTTTCGGCCACATCATGAGTGTCTGCATAAGCGGGTTATCTTTCAACGCTAAATCAACTGCCGCACTCTCCTTGTCGTATCCACAGCCTGACACGGTACCGTTAGTGTAGTCGCCGCGCACGCCGGCGAGGTTGGCCCAGACTTCGGCACGCGGGTTACTCCCCCACATGCGTGACCTATGCCAGTCAACGTTAATCCTAAAAACAAGTTCCACACACATTGTGAATCTCCCTTGAATTGATGAAGCGCGGAGACAGCCGCGCGACTGAATGAATCTGATTGAAAGACTTAGTAGCGTTCGTCGATTAGAATGCCGTCTTGGTAGATGTACAGTCCGGTACCGCGTCCGTTGCCCATACGGGCAGAGTCCCAATAGCAGAGTCCCGCCTGACCAGACCCGTCTTCGTTCTCACATTGCGGGATGTTCGCGGTATCACTACCGCAAGCAGACAGGGTGAAAAGTGTGATTAACGCGGCTGAAGCCGCCAGAATTTTACGCATGGTTCCTCACTTCCATGTGAGGCGTGCTAAGATAGCACAGCCTCGATTTGATTGATTGGTTAGAGAACTTTCAACTTAAGGCACGCGGCTAGGTAGTTGGCGCTACTTAGCCGCATTCTTTTAACGCATCAGGTCGCTCGGTTGGCAGTTGAGTGCACTGGATATCTTCAAAGCGTTTTCAAGAGTCATGTTCCGAACGTCTCGCCGCCCGGTCTCATAACTGCTGATGATTGTTCGCGCTATTCCAGTGCGCTTGGCTAGCTCAACTTGTGTTAAGTCGGCTTGTTTGCGCAGTTCCTTAAGTCCCATAGGCTTACCCGCTTTCTCTAGTAGTAGGTAAACCAATTATGACAGCAAAATGTATCATTTGCATGCAGGGAAACACTGTTAAGTTCTCAAACTTGCTTTTGTCTTGCCCGATTGGGCTTGATAATTGATAGCATAACGTATCATTTTGGTTTAAACAAATCGGCGTGTCGGAAAACCAGCACGCCGAACAGCTCACACTGACGCGAACTCACGCACCAGCGCGTGCCGCATGATGTCATCAGCGGACACGCCACGACGTTTAGCGACGGCATCCAACATGGCCGACATGTCAGCGCTTAACGAAAACGTCCGACTGACAGCATCCGCCTGAGCGACAGGCCCGGAATACACCGCACCCGGCCTTCCGCCGAACTCGCCGTTATCCGCATCGTCGGCCCACTTGTCCAACATGTCATCAGTGACCACACGGCCACCCTTCGCAACAAAAGACATGACACTTCCTCCTTTACAAAAGTTTCAGTTCCCGCAGCACCTTCGGCGTCGCACGCATGGCATGGAACACATGCCAACGATCCGACTCATCTAGTACCGCCACCATTTCCAGCAAACGCCCGTACTCGTCGTATCCAACCGCCACATAACGCAACGGGTCGGTATCCTCACGCGCCATAAACCGCACGACGTTCGACCATGCCACGCGCACCGAATCAGCGGACACGTCGGGATGTCGAGTCTGGATACGCGGGTCAACGACGATATCGCCAACCGGCACGGCTCACCACCTTTCGATATAACAGGTTCCAGCGTATCCCGTCCACCTTGGGACACGCTATGAGTGCCTAGACTATGGGATAAACCCAGTGAGCTAGGCCGACTGTGTACAAGGCCCACAGTCAGGCGAAGAATTGATTAGGGCACACACCTAGCTTTCGCTAGTGTTTTCTTTCGACTCGCTTGGAGCCTCAGCAAGCGCAAACATCTCGGATAAATCGTTAGCCATCTTGCGCCGCCCCAACGCACGTAACCATTTAACAGCCATCTCTAACGTCATGTTTTTTGTATCGAGATGCCCATTCTTGTACTTGGATACCGTGGTACGAGGTATGCCGATTTTATCGGCTAACTGTTGATTATCCAGATTCTTGCTGTCTTGCAATTCCCTGTAGTCCATGGCCCACCTCGCTATCTGTTTCAGTGGGCCTAATTATACCTTTGGCTTATTCGCAGACGGAGTTTCTGATGCCATCGCGCCGCGTTCTCTCAGCGGCCCCCGCACTACTCGCAAGACCTCTGCCTTGCTTCATTATCCCTCACCAGTCCTTGACTGGGTATCGGTAACACTATTCAATTCTCAAACTCTCATGTCACTCGGGATAGCTCTCACCTATCACCGGGACTTCGTGCGCCGCTGGGACTCGAACCCAGTACCCGCCTATCGGCGGCGCTGTCAGTAGTTGAGCTCGGCCCACACTCGGTCGAACTTGCGGTAGAGCTCGGCGGGGTATTCCTCGTTGTCGTCCATCTCGATACCGAGGGCTATGGCCGTGATGTCCAGCACGTTGTCATAGGTGCAGGGCTTGCATACCGTGGCCAGGTCTACCGCTGCTCTAAAGGCTTTGGCTTTAATCTCCGTGGTGTTCATCTCGGGGTTCCTTTCTTGGTGTTCCGTGGTTGACGGCTATCACTATACGCGGTCCAATACTGGAACGCAAGTCGGTAGCGATTGAACCACCCGTAAACCATTGCAAACACTAGCTTCACTCGGCGTGTCGAAACTTACGATTCACGACGTAAAATCGCGGGTATATACCTTATATACCAAATAAAGGCTTAACGAGAATATTCTCAATAAGAAATATCAAAAACAAAACCTGAGCCAACCACACTCAACAACGCAAGCATGAGTCACGACACACCAAGTTTGACAAACCACACCACACGACTATCATTCTCCGCCCACGTACAAGCATGACATAGAGGCAAACCACCACGTGACGGACTCACACGGACGGATAGACAGGCAACGGCACAGACGGCCACGACCACGCCACCCTCACGTCACACTCACACCCAGACAACGCGGATAGCCCGCGTCACAGACACGGCCATACTCACAACCGCATACGACCGCGCGCATACCACGCGCCACACTACGACACGCCGACACATACACCCCACCCCCAAGGGAAGGGTACCCACGGGCAAGACGCGGGGTCGCTGCGACTCTAGCTCTTCCGCTGGATGCGATCTGGGGCTATTATGGAAAAACCGTTCGCTTCTGTGGTGAGTGCTGTTCTTTCACATTTTCTTCACTGCAACGCTTGCTGCAACGCTTGTTGTGAGTAAACTATCGTGTAGATGGATTGTCGGGGAATGGAGCGAAGCTCAGATTCCTGACAAGGCGAGGCCCCGCAGTCGCGGGGTTTTCTTGTATCTGCGTGAGATATCCCAATTGGTAGAGGACGCCGGCTCAAACCCGGTGTGTTGTGGGTTCGATTCCCTCTCTCACGACTAGGCCACGCCTTTTTTGAAAACCAAACCGTCAAAACAGTTTTACGAGGATTTGTAAGGTCGAGTTCTCTGGGATTCCGTTTTGTGTTGGTGTTGTTTTCTTGGACCGGGGGCGTGGCCGTGGATGATTGGCAGAGTAGACGAATGCGGCGGCTTGCTAGGCCGTAAACCGTAAAAGGTTCGCAAGTGCAAATCTTGCATCATCCGCAGGATGGTCAGTAAGGCCGGTCAAGGTCGTGACTGTCGGTTGGGGTTTGACCGCCCGTGAACCGGCGTCGTGCAGAATCTCCGCACGGCATTGTGCTGATTCCCCGCTTCGCGTGGGTTGATGTCGGCTGAGGAGTGCCCCTTCCTCACCGGGGGGGGCGGGAGTCTGGGATGGCTTCCACGGTGTCGAGCACGTGGAGTGCGCGCGGTCTGTAACACCGCCGCCTTTGGCGATGGGAGTTCGATTCTCTCCGGCACCACAATCGCAATGTAGTTCAAGAATCTGGCAGAGAACTGGGGCTGAGCACCTAGGCGGCTTTGGTTGCAGAGAATGTCGGGTAGCGCCCGGAGATCGTTGCATACTGATCGTGCAATGCGTTGCGAGATTTGGAGGGGCCAGCCGATTGGCGGCGGCAACTGTTCCGAAAACAGTCTGCCCTGACGGGCGTGTGGGTTCGACTCCCATTCTCTCCGCTGTCTGGTCAAGGTATGTCAGCCAGCCTAAACAATTGACTACCCCAAATGCCCGTGGCCGAGTGGTTCAGGCACCGGTCTCCAAAACCGGTTACGGAAGTTCGATTCTTTCCGGGTATGCGATGCCTTGAGAAGAGGCAGCTCTTGACGGTGACAGCTTCTCGGTCATTGCCAGTCGCCGGCGGCGGCTTCACGCCATGCCGTACGGCAATAACTGAATAGCGCTCCCTCTAGTGGGAGGCGTGGCATTCTAGCTCATTGGAAGAGCGGCGCTCTCGTAAAGCGCAGGTTCGAGTTCGATTCTCGGGATTGCCTCTAGGAACCGGTGGCCCGTGGGCCAACTCCCTTGTATTTGGATTAACCCCGTTGGAATGCTCGCTCGCCACGCTCCCACCGGTTCCGTCCCCTTATATATAAGGAGTCATCATGGCTTGGTCATCTTCCAACCGTAATGCACGGTTCAATCCCGGATGGGAGCGGACCCGCAAGCAGATATTGGAGCGGGACCGCTATCGATGCCAGTGGATTGTGACTGATTGGCATACGGGGGCAAAGCATATTTGCGGCTATTCGGCCAATGAGGTCGATCATAAGGTTCGCGCGAAGAACGGTGAGCCCGATGATGATTCCCCGTCGAATCTGTGGGCCTTGTGCCCGTACCATCATTCGCAGAAAACCGCGCAGGAGTCCGCTGAGCAGCGGCGCATGAATCGTGAACGCCGGAAGGAAGAGCAATGGTATTCGCATCCGGCGTTTCAGTGAGCGGCTATGTATGCATGGTGGCCGGCTGCGGGAATACGGTGTATGCGCGCGGCTTGTGCCGTCATCATTATGACCGTGACCGGTATGCGGGGAGTCCGATTATCCCGTTTCGTACCCGTTTGTGTCCTATAGGCCATTATTTTCAACCGTCTCGTGTTGACCAGATTTTCTGTTCCGGCAGGCATCGCAGCAAGTACAAGCGGCTGTCGGATAAAGACCCTGTGAAGTATCCCCCCAATCCGGAAACCCCCTTGTTCGTCAAGCAGGTCGAGGCCGAGGATATCGAGCCGGATATTCGGGTGGAGTCGTTCACCGACGCGGATGTCATCGCGGAATGCGATGGCGTGTGCGCTGTGTGCGGCAAGAGGGTCGATGTTGATTCTTTCGGGCCTGATGGTCCGGCGTTTAAGTGGAAGGTTCCTTTGGAGAAGTCGCGTCAGGCGACTTTGGCGAACCGACTTCTAGTCCATAACCGTTGCCTGTAGGCGGAATGCCTTGGCTTCGGCGTGCCCGGAACGGGCGGAATGGGGTTGAAGCATGGCTGGCAATGGTCATTCCGGTCGTAGCAAGGCCGGTAGGAATATGGTTTTGAAGAGTCCTGATACCGTGATGGGTCTGGACTTGCCCGCGACTCGTCCTGATGGGCGTGAGTGGCTTGACTTGACGAAACGCTGGTACAAGTCGATGCAGACGGGGCCTATGGCTCCGCGCATGGGCATGGAGGCCGACTGGTTTTCGCTGATGGATTTGGCGAAGCTGAAGGATGATTACTGGCGTATGTCGAAGCCTTCTGCGGTGATGGCCGCTGAGATTCGTCAGCGTGAGGACTCGTTTCTTATCACGCCCGCCGCCCGCATCAAGGCGAAGATCGAGGCCATTGAGGCTGATGATATGAGTACCGGAACCGGTCGCCCGGAAACCCGTGGCGAGGCGGTGAAGGAGGATGTTGACCGTCGCCGCCGTCAGTTGAGGGTGGTGAACGGTGGCGCATGACATTATTCCCCAGCTGACGCAGTGGGAGTACGATCATTCCCTCGGTCATCTGGCGGTGTGGTGGATTGAGACGTTCACGCTTATCGGTCGTGGCGACGGCATCGGATTGCCTATGCATTTCGATTTGGACGAGTACCAGTTCATGGTCGGCGCCTATGCGTTGAAGAGGAATGGCAAACGCAAGTTCAATCGTCTGTTCCTTTCCCGAGCCAAGGGTCGCGACAAGTCGGGCAAGGCCGCTGGTGTTGGCATGTTCGAGGGTTTCGGTCCTTGTCGTTTCGACCATTGGGCGCGTGAGGGCGAGACCTACACGTTCATGGGTGAGACATACGAGTATCGCGAGGGTGAGCCTGTGGGCAAGCCTGTCACCCAACCCGAGGTCGTGTGCTTGGCCAATTCCAAACAGCAGGCCGGCAACGTGTTCGAGTCCATCTACTACAACTGCGATTCCGGCCCCTTGTCCGATTGGAAGGGCATGGGCATGGATGTGGGCACGACCCGTATCATGCTTCCCGAGGACGGAATCATCATGCCCATCACTTCTGGCGCTTCCAGTCAGGATGGAAAGCTGACCACCTGTGGTCTTGCCGACGAGACGCATCTTATGGTGCAGCCGAAGCTGTGGAACGTGTACAAGACCGTGGCCCGTAACCTCGGCAAGCGTGCCGGTACCGCTGGCACGTTCATGATGGAGACCTCCACGATGTACCGTCCCGGTGAGGGCAGTATCGCTGAAGCGTCGTACAAGTATGCGTGGGATGTGGCCGCAGGACGAATCAAGCATCGTGCCGGCATCTACTTCGACCATGTGTACGCGACGTTGGACGTGGAGGACTTCTCGGACGAGAAGAAGATGACCAAGGCTCTTGAGATTGCCTACGGTCAATCCTTGAAAAGCCCTGATGGGAAGGACCATATCATTCTCAAGGACGGTACCGACGTGCCGATTGAGAACAAGACCGGTCTGAGCGCCGATGGCCGTTATTCGCTGACCGATGGCGAGCTTGGCCCGTCCAAGGACGGGTGGTTGACGTTGGATGGTCAGCTTGACCAGATCTATCAGCCGGACACCGATCCCGCAGATTCGATTCGCTACTTCCTGAACAATCTTTCCAGCGTGCAGAACGCTTGGCTCAGGGAGTCCGACATTCAATCCCATGTCCTGTACAAGGACGAGATGGCCGGTTATCTGGGTTCCCGCAAGCTCGAAACCGCTTGGCAGAAATTCGTCACCAAGAAGGAGCCGATAACGCTCGGCTTCGACGGTTCCGTGTCGAAGGACTCCACAGCCCTCGTTGGTTGCAGGGTGTCCGATGGCATGCTGTTCCTTATCAAGCTGGAGCAATGCCCGGACGGGCCGGAGAAGGCCACGTGGAGGGTTGACCGTGACGCTTTCGACCAAGCCGCCAGAGACATGCTCGACAAGTACAACGTGGTCGGCTTCTTTGCCGACGCGGCCTTCTTCGAGTCGATGATAGGCGCTTGGGAGAAGGACTACGGGAAGAAACTGAAGGTCGGCCCCCGCAAGAACGGCGATCTCGTCAAGTTCTATACGAACAACTGGAAGAACGAGATGTATCAGGCCACGGAGAACGCGGCCACAGGTTTCCGCTACCCGTATGAGGAGCCGGAAGGCAGAAAGCCAGCGTTGAACAGCATCGCGTTGCTTGCCGACCCGAGGCTCGTCAACCATTTCCGGCATCCGCGCCGGGTGGACAAATCGTATGGCTACAAGATTCTCAAGGAATCACCGGCCAGCCCGAACAAGATCGATGCCTGCGTCGCGGGCATTCTCGCATACCGCGCACGCGCCCGCTATCTGGAGATAGCCGAGGAGAAGAGGCGTCGCGCGCCCATTCGCATCTATTAGGAGGTTAGCCCATGCCCGACGTGCAGCTTGCCATCAGGAACGCGACCGTCGAGGATACGGATGCCTGGAACCTCACCCAGCTTGCTACGGCTTGGGGGCGCAGGCTTCCCATGCTCGCCGTTCTGAAACAGTACAAGGACGGCAAGGAGCTTGTGGACTCCACGAGCGTGCCCGGCAGCACAAGCCCGAACGCGGCTCCCGTGTACCGCACCATGCGCGAGATAGGCACGTTGAATCTGGCTCGCCGTATCAGCGAAAGCGTGACCGACCGTCAGCGTCCGAACGGTTTCCGCAAGATATCCGACGATAAGGTGAAGGACACCGCCGCCGACGCCATGTACCGGGATTGCATGATGGACACGCTGCTGCGCTGCCACCTGTTCCCCGACACTGCGGATTACGGCGCCTCCTACGGCTTTGTGAACAAGGGGCGCGGGAAGAAGCTGGTGCAGGCGTGGAGCCCTTGGTGCTGCTACATGTCGGATGATGAAGATTCGGCCATCCATTACAGCTATGACGCCCGTGATGGGGTCGAGAACATTCGCTTGTTCAGCATGGAACGCGACGAAGCCGGCAATATCAAACGTGTGTATTCCAAGCTCGCCACGCGCGAGAGCGAACGCACGGTGACTGACCCCGACGATGACGAGGCCGTGGCACAGCTCGCCATAGAAGGCAAGGCATGGGAGCCGGGCAACACTTGGGAGTGGGCACAGGGCGATGAGACCTACGATTACGCTCTAGCCTGCGAAAGCCTTCCGGTGGTCAAACTGCCAACGCCGGACGGCATGGGCATGTTCGAGCCTTTTCTTGATACTCTGCGCCGTATCGACCGTCAGATTTTCGACCGCCTGTGCATAACCATGATGCAGGCGTTCCGCCAACGCGCCATCAAAGGCGACATCAACCTTGAATACGGCCCTGAGGATATCGAGGTCATTCAGGGCTTGAAGGATGAGGGTGACCCAATCGACCTTTCTGAAAGGTTCGCCATGGGTCCCGCAGCACTATGGAACCTGCCGGACGGCGTGGATATATGGGAGTCTCAGACCACCGATCTGAATGGCTTGCAGAACGTCATCAACGCCGACATCAAGCATCTTGCGGCCACTGCCGGCATCCCGTTGGATATTCTCAGCCCTGACGTGCAGGGTTCCGCCAACGGTGCCGAGTTGAAGCGCGAGACGCTGCGGTTCAAGGTCGAGAACCTGAACGCCCTCGCGTCCGAGGCCATCGGACGCATGATTCGCATGGCGTTGACGTTGAACGGCGAGGGCAGCGCCGCCGAGGACGATTTCGAGCTGATGTGGAAGCCCATGGTGTCCACGAGCAGTCTGGAACTCGCCCAATCCGGCCAGCTGAAATACCAGTCCGGTCTGATGGCCCGCCGCACGGTTCTCACCCATGACTTCGGTTTCACAGCTCAGGATATAGCCGAGGATGACATGAATCGCATGTCCGACCAGTTGACATTCTCCGACCAATCGGCCGGTCAGCCCGTATTGCAGGGCGCCGTGCAGCCGGCGACCGGATGGGATGAAACCACCCAGTCCGCCGTTAACGGTTTGAACGGCGACGAGAACGGCGACGGCGTTTCCGATAGCGTCACCAGTCTCGACGGCGTGGAGACGTTCTGATGGCCGACATCACCCAGATTCTCAACCAGCGCATGAGCCGGTACGAGCGCGAACGCGCCCGACTGGTCGAGGAATACGTGACCGCCGCATGGAAGATGTGGCAGAGCCTGTCCCCCGCCGACTGGTGGAACGATGCCATCACGCAGGGCGCGTCGGCTAACCTGACCTCACGGTATATGGCGTTCGTGGAGCGTATGCGCCGACTTGGCATAGCCTATGCCGACATCGCGCTCGGACTTGTCGGCGCCACCGCGCAGGGTCAGCTCCCGGAGTTCGAGGTGGTCAGGGACAACACGGACCCGTGGAAGATGATGCTCCGCCCCGTGGAATCCTACAGGGACGCTTCCAGTAAGGAGCCTCACTTGCGCCCGTCCGCGTGGGAGAACCTTGAGGCCGACGCGCAGCGTTCCGTTGACAGGTGGCTGGAAGAGGCGAACGAGCGTCTTATCGACATCATCGACACTGATTCCATGATCGCCGGAACCCATGCCACGTTGGAACGATACCGTAAGTCCGGCGTCACGAGATACCGGCGCATCATCCACCCGGAACTGTCCAAGACGGGCACGTGCGGCTTGTGCGTGGTCGCAGCCGACAGGGTGTATTCGATAGCCGCGCTCATGCCTTTGCACGGCAACTGCCATTGCACCGTGCTCCCCATCGTCGGAGACAACGACCCCGGTCTGAGACTCAACGACGATGACCTGAAACGCATCTACAAGGAGGCGGGCGGCACCGCATCCGCGAAACTCCGGCAGACCCGCGTGCTTACCCTCACCAACAGCGAGATAGGCCCCGTATTGAGCGCCAAGGATGTCAAGCCCCGCAAGGACGTGGACTGGCATCAGCCCGACGCGGATATGACACGGGAGCAGATTCAACGAATGTTGGAGAGAGCCAACGTGTTCACCGCATACTACCGGAAGGTCGAATCGACCGGAGAGGCCGAACACTTCCGCTACGAGGAGCACACCTACCATTTCGAACCTTCGCCGCACCTGAAACAGGCGCTGGCGTCAAACCTTGCGTTCGCGCAACAACTCAGGGCGAGGCTTCGCCTTGCCGCGTAACAGCAACCAAGTTGAAAGGAACCATCCCTGATGGCTGACAACGAAAACACCCCCATCGTCGGAACGACCGTGGACGGTGAGCCCGGAACGGGCGAACAGAACGACACCACGCCTAAGGCCGACAGCAACGACCTTGCCGACAAGGTGTCCATGTGGCAGGCCATGAGCCGCGAGAACGAGAAGAAGAGCCACGCGAACCTGAAGCGCGCCACCGATGCGGAAAGCAAGCTGGCCGACGTGGAGCACCAGTACGCGCAGGCTCAGACCCAGATCGCCAAGCTCAAGGCGCAGGCCGCATACCCGCAGCTCACCGATGAGGTGTTCGCCGCCCTTGCACCCAAGGACGCGGACGCCGAGGCCATCGAGGAGTGGGCGAAGAACGCATCCCAGTTCATTCTTCCCGCGCAGACCGAAACGGTTGCCGACGAGGGGAAGAAAGAAGAACAGCAGCAGCCCCTGCCCGCCTCCGTATTGGAGGGATACAGCCATACGGCGCCTCATCCTCAAGGTTCGACGGCCAGTGGCGGATTGACTGCCGCATACGATTACGGGCGCAAGTTCGCGTCCATCAACAACGACAAAAAGTAAGGAGAACCCCAATGGCTAAACCCGTGGAAATGGTTCACACCACCGGCTATACGGTGCCGCAGGACGACCAGTCCTGGCTTATCAACCGCATCACCGATGGCATTCGTGAGGCGCAGCTTGACCTGAGCCTGTTCACCGGCGACAAGGAGAAGGAACAGAAGTACTTCGCCTCCATCGACCCGGATGATTTCAACGCCTGGCTGAAGTCCGGCATTCCGGTCGCCAAGGTCACCAGCACCGGCCTGTTCGGCCCGTATGACCCGACAGCCGTCGATGGCCGCCAGCTCAAGGTCGCCGGTTTCCTTGAAAGCCAGCTGCACGTGGTGTTCACGCGCTCCGGCTTCGAGGACCAGTATCCGACCGCTGGCGTGCGCTACATGGCCGTCATCGACCGCAACAACCTGCCGGTCACACTGGCGGAAAGCACCGTTTTCGAGGGCCTTATTCTCGACTACGACAAGGACGCTGGCGGCGATGTGACGGTGCTGTCCCCGTCCGCTGCCGGCACCGCTCCGGCCTACAAACTGCCCAACGCCACTGCAAGCGCACTGGGTGGCGTCAAGCAGGCCGCGAACGTCGCCAACCTCGCAACCAGTGCCGACGCCGCCGCCATCGTCACTGCGGTCAACACCCTGTTCGCCAATCTGCGCACTGCCGGCGTCATGGCCGCTAAGTGACCTTAATCATTCGTTTCTGAAACCCGCCCCATGTGGCGGGTTTTTATACCCGAAAGGAACATCATGGCCCTTATCAACAAGGACATCATCACGCCCGCCGAGGCGTCGGCCATCGTGCTCGGCGCATATCAGTCCACGCGCGAGATTCTG